TGTGACGCTTTACCTGTAGCGTAAGAGCGCTTACCTTTTGAATCAAGATCATCGACTTTTTCACGGTAAAGCTGCTTTAGGGGCTCGAACTTTTCCATGCTCCGATTCCAGCGGTTAATATTAATTTCTGCCGCTTTTTTTTCCGCTGCCGTTTCTTTAACCTTATTATCGCCGCCTTTATAATTTAGGTGGTATTTTGTATTGATTGGCTGGAATTGGCCGCTATCTTCGGGGTCACAAAAACCAACCTCTAGCTCATAGTTTAAATTCATAATTCAAGTCTCCACACGGTATATGCTTTTTTGTAATTCAGTTTTGGAACAATCCTTTCAAACCCGTCTCTGTCAGTCCAAAACTCAATAAATTTTGCGCCAAACTCTTTGGCTATAAGGTCAATATCTTTTTCGTATTTTTTAATTGCGCAGCCTGACATTGAATAAGCAAACCAAAGTAGTAGGCCGTCTTTTCTCTCCCTTATCGCTGGAGCAATAACAATAAAGTCGTCACCGCATGAGAATAATTTTGCAACGCCTTCGTCAAGAGAATCCTTAATATCTAAAATATTTTCTTGGCTAGTGTAGCCCTGCATCTTTTCTTCCATAAAATCCCATAACTGTTCATGCTTTACGAGCTTTAGTTTCATTTGAAAAGTAGCCGGTTAGAATTAATGCCAATATTATTCATAAGAAGAAAGCCAAGCAGCATACTGTGTTTGAGTTGCGCCGCCTGCCACAATAAACGCTCGGTACTCACCCATAGCTTTTGTAGACCTTAATGCCTTGAGCTCTTTTAACTCGCTTAAATAGCTTACCGATGTTGTTATTGTAACAGTAATAAAGCTGTTGTCTGACAATTCCCACTGCCTATGTTCTGTTTCAGAAGATGATTCTAGCTCTGTCCAATAATCTACAATTGTTTGAAGTCTTTTTTGCGTTACATCATCAAATAAAAATATATTTGTATCGGCAACTTCTACAGGAAAGTTTTCAATTGTAGTTAACCCGCTTCGTAATTCTAAGTTAGTGACCAAAGGATCGTATGGAGTAATGGCAGGCATATTAAGTAAACACCTTAAAATTTACATCGTTAAAAGGAAACAAAGAAAATTTCATATCGTACTCACCAATGATAGGCGTACTCCATGTAATAAAACCATCATCTACTTGAATGTCGCCTGCCGGATGACTAAAAATAGCACCAACCGGTATATTTTCTATAAAAAGTACATCGTTTACCCCCATGTAAAGTTCAGTAAATGAAACTATAGGGTCTGGGCCATGAGTGCCTGTTAGCGGCATTGTTGGACGATCAACTACTGAAGTGCCGTCGTAGTAATAAACATCATCATAATCACCAGAAAAAGAAACCTCATCAGGTGTTGCATCAAATATAACGCCATTGCTTGTTTTTCTGATAAAACTTCCATCGCCTCCGTTAGCAGGGTTAGAAAAATATGAAACGCTCATCGTTTGGCACCCTGAAATAAAGCCCTAAACGGGCCTTTTATTAGCGGCCCCCAACCGCCTATCGATAAAAATCCAGTAAAAGCAAAGCGGTATGTATTTACCCCCAAGCTAGTTATTGGGTGTGTAAAATTTTCCATATTCAACTCTTCTAAATTATAACCCGTAATAACAGGTACAGTACCCCCGCCCCCGTTTGGATCTGGCCCTACACCCATTATTGGTATAACGGTAGCCACATAAGACTTTAGCAATACATTGTTAAGATACACAGAAATTGTTGGTAATCCACCAGAACGATAAGAATTCCCGCTATGCGGAGCATCTAATAGTAATTTAAGTTCGTGAAATATTACTTTTTGCCCTAAAGAAAAATTGGAGTAATTAATAGAAAAAGAAAAAACGTTAGGCGCGCTTATGCCATCTTGACTTCCGTTATTAGCAATTATAGTTGTGTATGATGGCGAGTCTATTTCTTCTATTACAGTAATAGCATTATCAGCAATATTAATCGTGTTCACTGCGTTAATTGCGTTAGCTGTTAGAGTTCCGCTATAAGTTCCTGTAGCGCCATCTAAATGATTTGCAGTAATATTTCCGCGAGCGTATAGATTTTGAATCTCAACAAAGCCATTCTTATTTATATTCCAGCCGCTTACACCGGTAACATAATTTGTAGACTGTAAAATATTTCCGATATAGGCATTGGTGATATTACCAACACCAATATTGCTTAATAAAAAACTTGAGCTAATGCCGGTAACTTTATCTACAGCGAGCGATCCTATTTTAGCGTCGGTTATTGTTGCGTCCTGAATTAAGGCGCCGTCCATCACGACTTGATTACTTATTGTGTCTACAGCAAATGTGAGAAGCTGTGCCCCCGCCGATCTAATGCCAAACAAGTCAACGTCGAATATTTGGGTTTCTAAGTCGCTCGTATCGATTAAGCCGGAAATAAGCTCTAAAACTTGTGCGGGGTCCTGACTTATTGCGCCTAATATTCCAGAACTACTATTGGGCGGCCCCTGTATGTCGGCAGCGCTTGTAAATCTAATCCAATAAAAATAATTTACGCCCCGAACAACATCGACGTCCGCAAATTGAAAACCAATAGTTTGATGAACGGCTGTAGCAGTAGCAATGTTGTCCGAAGTATTTCTGTAAACAGTGGTAAAGCCGTGGTTAGAATATAGAGAATCGGGGGAACCCCAGATTAAGTGTATATGGCTAAAGCCTCCAGTAACGGCTAGGCTCGTTGGCACTGGAGGAATCGTTAGGTTATTTTCAGCGCCTCCCGTACCTGTGCCGCCCGACGATAAATTGGGGGCAAACCCGCTAATTAACTTTAAAACACTTGGATCTGAAAGATCCTCGGCGCGAATCCACCGCTTACTTTTGTCCCTGCTTTGTCCATCACCTTGCTCAAGTGTTCTTTTTAACCCGTCCAGCAATCGCTTTGTTTGATGGTCCAGACCTCTTGACGTGGGTGACACTCCACTCATATCAATTCACTCATGCTTGACGCAAGCTGTACCCTAGTGACTTCACCGGTGCCTCTATACTCAAACTGATCATCACGGTATCGTGACCGAGAAGGCAGACGAAAACCCTTATTGTTTTGCACGGCTATTGTTTTTATTGATATCCCGTCTCGAAAAAACTCGAGAGTTTGCGGGTATGAATTAGCGTCAACCTTCGCAACCGAAAGAAATTGATCCTGCGGCGACTGGAATAACTTGCTTCGCCATCTTCCTTCAAGCTGCGCGCCCTCATTCCAAGCGGTTAATGCCGTGCCCTGCTTTAAATAAAGTCTGCCGGTTTCCCTGTCGACGTATCCAGCCTCGGCAAACTGGTCAAAGAATATAAATCCCTCTTTCGGTGAAAACATTAACGCACCTTGATCAACGCCATTATCATAAAACGCTAAATATCGCTCGTCATAGCGGTACGCATCAAAGCTGGCAGGATTAAGCGCCCTAAACTGTTCTGGCGTTATTAAATCCTCCGATATAAGCTTTGCTTCCGCCCCACCTGCCGCGACTAACCCATCTGAAGAGGCATAAATAGCAAACCCACCCATATCAACGATCGATCGTCGCGATACGCAAGCCTGAATAGCGTCGATTTTATCTGCCCCCATTGAGCTAGGGTCGATACCTGTAATTACATAAGGCTTGCCGGTTGTCGCAACCAAAATACCAGAAGATGTGACCGAGGCGCCAACTACGTCAAAATCTAACCCCTGCTCATACTCGGGTGGCCAAGCATGCGGCCTGAACGGTTCAGAAAATGAAATAGTGTTACCATTCCACCCCATTATCCCGCCATTCGGTAGCGCAATAGCACCCTCAAGCAATGGGTCCGGCGCAAACCAGTTCGTGCTTGGCAGTACCGTACCTAAAAGATTAGAGTCGACCGAATCATCGTAGGTGGTCACGGCGGCACCAATATCTGCAACAAACAGGAATTCACCGGACAATTCAGAGCGGTAAATTCGCTTAGTTGCAATGATGAAATTACCGGAAGATACCGGAATGTTTGACAGGTTGACAGGTTGACCATCCCATCGATCAACCGTAACAGTAACGCTGCTCGGTGGACCTTCCGCCCCAAATTGATCTATATAGGTAACGACATAGTTTGTTGTAACAACCTCCACGTCATCCGGTGCGGCAATTGCTGGACCGGTAACGCTTATCGCCCCGACCGGCACCGGAATACCAAGATCATAAGTGGCGGACGGATAAGGTGCGGCAGTTTGGGCAATACTGGAAACCGTAAACTTAGGCACTCCATCACCAAAAATATAAGTCATAAGATTGGTGTCAGAAGCTATCGGCCCCCTTATAACGTCCACGACATTATCAAACTGAAATAAGAAGCCTCCAGAATCAGGATTGTATCTGTAGATAGTTTTTGTTGCCGGAAGTATCGGCTGAGAAAGGTCTAATGGTGCTTTATAGGTTTTCCATGTTGCATTTCGCAGGTCCATATTGCGAGCTTCACCGGCATAATTTTGGCTTAGCTGGTGGTCCTCAACCTTTGGCATCTCACCTAACGGGACACGTATATCGATTCTAGCCATTATTTTTCGTAAGCAACCTGTTTTGGCGACTGTCCGCGCACTGCCTGCCAGCTAACGCCGAGAACGTTAGCGAAGGTATTTAGATGGGTTTGAGCCCTAGAAATATTAGGTGTGCCCTCTGTGTCAGAGCTGAACAACACATAAAGCGCATACTCAATCAATGGCTGCCGGTACTCATCATTCACAGTTGTTTGTGTGGTTGCGTCCACTACCAAATTAGGCTGTGGCGTCATGCTCGCAATAACTGTAATGCTGCCGCCAGCGTCGATAGGCGGATTCAGATAGAAAACCGTTTTCTCTCTCTCATCAAAAATATACTCCCTTGCTGTTGCCTGTGGTGTAGCTGATTGCCAATCGGGGGTAAATGTATTCAAGCTTGTCTCACTGACACGATGAATAACCCTCCCTACCGACGATGGCGAACCATTGCGGACCACTGACAGTAATTGTGTTGCGGTTGTTGGCAGTGATTGCCTTGAGCCTTGCACGCACACCACGTCTAATTCTGTCGATGTTGCGTCCGGCCGGTATGAGTGAATTGATAGCTCAGCACTTAAAATCGCACTATAGATAAACTCGCTCGTATACTGGTCTTCATCAATGTCGCGCAAAATCTCTCGAATATGCGATTCTATCTCTTGAATTAACATTCACCTACCCAGCCTTTAGTAAAAATAGTTTTGCCTCGAACAAACTAAAGTAAAAATAGTTTAGTTAGGGCCCTAACTTTACTAAAAACACTTTAGTTTGGTTGTAATTTATATCCGAATAGATAACGGCCCCGAGAGGCCGTTTAATTAAACATAGTTAATGACGACCGTTGCTGCACCATCTGCAGAAGGTGTGTAAGTAACCTCACCATCCTCTGCGAATGTGTACGGCTCAAAAGCACCATCAAGACCTGCAGCGCTAGATGTTACGCCATCAAGATAGCCAATCGTGCCCGCAGCGCCAAAAGCTGCAGTGCTAACGATGGTTGTCCCAGCTTGCACTTGGATTAATTGATCTAAAACGCCAATGGCAGAAGTAACTTTCGCAATTTCCGTCTTGGCATTACCATGGGTGCCCGAATAAATGGGCTTATTGAAAATATTAGATTCCATAATGGATTCCTCTTAAAAGAATTAAAAATGGCCCCAAAAGGAGCCGTTAAGATTAAACTGAAACAGCCGTGTCCAAAGCAATAACGCCATGATCATTAACTCGACCATCACCACCTTGAAAGCGAATCTTGGCACAACCACGAATAGACGAGATTGATTGCTCTACTCGGTTATCGTGATCGACAAGTTTGCTGATATGCTTGAACGGAGACTTACCACCAGCATCACCCCATGCTTCAGCAACTGCTTGAGCGCCGAGTAATACCGCACGATGGACAGGAACGCTAGGAGTTACATCAGCTGTAATCAAGCCAGTAGCTTCATTAGTTGATACCGTTGCAACATCGCCAGCATTCCAACCAATAGCGCGAGGCGCTTTTTTGATCAAGATGTTTGACCACATAGCGCAATCACCCTTAAATAAAGGATGATCCATGCCTTTAGTGCGGTTATGGGCTGCCGTAATAAGATCCTGCCAGCGGCGACCGCTTGTATTTTCAGCCGAGGCCGAAGTCCAAAAGTCAAACCATTGGCGAGGACTAATATAGAGCACATAAAGCGGGTCATACATTGCGCGCTCATCACCTGTATAGCTAATAGGCTGCAAGGGAAAGGCATCTTCTTCGATCTGCAACATCAATCTGTCAACGTCAGTAAGCGAGAAAGTGTCAGCTGCAACAAGGCCGTCCATTGCCGTCTTGCCATTAGCATAGGTATGATGATCAAAAGTGGGCGGGCGAACCGGATTAACCATGATTTTGCTAAAGCTTGCGGCAGTAGCTACCGGCACCATCCAATCTTTACGCTCAAGCGTTCCACGATCACCGGCAAGCTGAACCTGCATTACTTGATCGCGTAACTTATTGCCCTGTGGACCAAGCAAAGAACGAGCAACTTTTCGCAAGTCGTGTGGTGTTTTTTGCTGAGTCATCTTGCCGCCAGAATCGACGCCTTGACGATATTGGTCAATCTTTAACGAGAATTCGCCTTTCTTCAATGAAGCTAAGCGGCCCTCGATGTCGTCGTCGCCCATCACTGGTTCTGTGTGCAATTGCTGGAACAAGTCTAAAGTAAGCTCGTTACCGGCCTGCTTTTCGAGATTAGTAACTCGAACACATGGAGCGGCTTTGCTGGTTTGCTTAGATCCATCAACCTTGCTTTCTTCAACTGCCATAGGCGCGCTGTCACAAAGTAAGTTTGAAAAGACGTTAGCGGAACTGGCTTCTACGAATAACGCTTGGCCAAATAGTTTTGATGCTTGTGCATCGGAGATGTTCGTAGGCATGATAGCCTCCTAATTAAATCGCCTCGAATACCTGTGCTCTCATGGCGGGCGTGAGCTTTTCTAAAGCGTCAATTTGCGCCTGTCCAGAAAGTTCGGCTATCTGCTCCACAAACGATTTTTCAACCGAGGGAGAAGTGCCGGATTCGGTAAGTGAGGACGGGATTTGTTGTTTGTCCTGAAGCTGTTTTTGAGCGATCTGTCCCGCTAACTTCTCGGGGTCAACCTTTGGCTCCGCTTTCGCGTTATCAAAAGGCGTAATTCCAAGGTCAGCTTGAACACGCTTTACAATTTCAGGGATGCGTTGTTTTAGAGAGAGGTCTTTATATTGCGGCAAGGCTTGAAGCGTAGTGTCGTGCGCTTGTGCAATTGGCCATATATCAGGGTCGTTAATCCACTCGCCTAGGTTTGGGTCTGACTCAATAGCCGCCATACCTTCATCTTTCGGTTCGTTTTGCTTTAAAAGCTTCGCAATCTGCGACTCAAGTGCTTCCACTCTTTTGCTTTGTGCATCTGCTTTCTGATAGACGGCTTTAACTGTTTGACCGAGATCGTCGAACTCATCGAGAGCTTCTAGCTGTTCCTCTGTTAAATTGCTGGGGTCATTGATGTTTTCTGGATCAACACCCGACTCCTTCAATTTATTTAAAAGGCCGCTATTTTCCTCCGATGCTTTTTTAAGATCCTCCATCTGCGTTTTAAGAGATGAAATTTCTTGATCACGTTCGGCAACCTGCTTCTGCTTTTGCTCGAATCGAGCGTAGGGCATTACATGCTTGCCATCTTTAGTTAAAATACCTTCTGGTGCGCTGGTCGCTTCGCTGTCACCGTCTTCAGTTTTGGGTTTAGTGTCTTCCTCTGCTTTTGATTCGGCCTGATCGGGGCTTTCCTCTTCAGCTGGAACATCACTTAACGCCAATTCTTCTTTCGGATCTTCGACCTCTTTTTCCTCGGCTCCTACTTCTTCGTATGCGTCCAATAACTTATTGATTGCATCCAAATCGCCACTTGCCACGGCATCGTCTATTGCTTGATCACTTAACTCTGACATACTTTTCTCTCTTCATTTGTCGCATGAATGCGTAGGTTTTTGCCTTCTATCGCTCAGGCTTACGAAAATTCGGGCACAAAAAAACCGCAATTAAGCGGCTTGTGCGAAATACTGTTTTGTTAAATTCTGGTCGAAAAAAAAGCCCGTTAAGGGCTCTCTGCTTTTAAATTAAGCCTTCTTGCTTTGCGGCTTCTCTTTTTGCTTGTTCTTCAGATTGTTTAGCCCTAGTCTTTTCATTAGCAACTAAAACTAACCCGTTTAATGCGACTTGAAGATCGGTAAACTTAAATACCGCTTCATTTCCGCCAATCTTTAAAGCTACGGTATGGCTGTCATCTGATAATTCAAAAGAGCCAATGGATTCTTTGCCGTCAACATAGACAAGCATTTTGGGCTTTGATTGATCAAACATGGTTTATTAATTCCTGTGATTGCGTTACGGGGGCCGTGCGCATAAGCGCCACTTCGGTTACTAGCTTTTTAATATTTGCTTTTGTCATCTGTAGGTCAGTAATTGCCTGCTGCTCTTCTATGCCGACTAGATTTTGCTTCTGCTCTGCTGTCATATTTTCAAGCTCAAGCTTTCTAACTTTTTGCTGCATTTCTCCCAGCTCAAGATTAGCCTTTTCTATCGATAGCTGTTCCATCATTTGCTGTATTTGCATTTGACGTTGTTGCGCTGCCTGCTGTTGCTGTGCTGCTTGTTGCTCTTCTGGCGTCATACTTTCTGGATCGATACCTTGACCGCTAAGTTTCATTACCTCAGCTACCATTTTTTCCCTATCTGGATGATCTGTGGTTCTCAACCAAAACGGCATTAGTGCCTGCTTAGCTTCATCCGGCAGAGTTTGGATAATCTGCATTAGCTGCTGTGAATTTTGCTGACGATAGCCTGAAGATGATTGAATATCGCCAAGAACAACCTTTGCTTTAGTTGAAACTACATCATTATCGACTAAGCCGTATTCATTCTTCTGGTTCAGTACAACTACTTTTGACCTACTGCCAACCTCTCCTTTTATTTTAACTTCGTGATTTTCTTTTTCTTTCAAGTCATCAACAATAAAATCAAGTAATAGCTCGCCTACCATGCGTCGACTGTGCCGATAGTTATCGTTTATCTCACCGAGAGTTGTTGCTGACTGCTCAACCAAAGAGTTGATAGCTATACCGGACGAGGCACTTGAATTCTGACCCAAGAATGAAGAATAAATGCCCGCCACTTCCTGTATCATTTTTTGATCGTCGCGCATCATGTCGTATTGTTGAGCGGCAATACTTTGCTCTCTCTCAATCCTAAAGCCATTAGCGTTTTTTCGATTAGCGTTTAAGTGGTACATACTGTCTGCACGATACGCTTGATCCATAGCTTGATTCGGGCTCATTCCCTTTAACGCATCCTCATCAACGAACATATTAAACGAATTAAGCTGGCTTGTTAGTTTTGACCGACGATTATTAACCTCTTCTTGCGGTGACAGCATTCCGCGAATCAAGCCATACGGTATGCCGGTCAAGTCTTCTTTGTATCCCCAAAATGGCACATACGGGAATTTATCGTGCGGCAACGGGCTAGGAATATCAACCACACGATGACAGCCAATAAAATACGCCAACCGCATTACAGCAAAATTAGCGTTAACTACTTCAGCTTTTCCGAGAGATAAAAGGTTTTGATGAATCGGGTTTTTAACATTTAAAACTGCGGATTGATCACCAAAGCGGATCACGGGCTTTCTAACCCATTCTCGATACCAAAGCTCATAAATCATTACGCGATTATTGTTAGTGTCTAGCCACTCATCTTGATTCAAGTGAGATTCACTGAAATCCGAATAGGCACCAAGCAAGCTTTTGTATTGAGATTCATCGTTATCATAATCAACAATAAAAGACTGCCAGTTGTTCTTAGTCATCCGCAAAAGGTCTTTATGATCGGGAAACATCATTTCCGCTTGATCTATCTCATACCACCTCTTTCTTTTGAGCCATCGCGCATCACTTAGGTCTGCATTCTTGCTGTGCCAGTCCCAGTATATTTCGTTGCGATGAACTGTATTGACCCTGTACTTGTATTTAAACGGATCGGTATTGCGGTTTATTTCGACCCAATTCAGGCCCGCTTTAATTTGACCAGCATAGGCGTCTGATACTGCTCTGTTTGCATCAGTTATTCGCGCAGCTTCGTTAAGCTCCACGTTAAGCCCGTCACCTACTTCTGCATGTTCATCATTATCTGCTCTAACAATCCAATCTGTTCGTGTCTTAGCTTCCATGCCGAGCACACCGTCAATAGCTGGACGAATTAAGTTATTAACGTGGTTTGGCTGCCCTCTTTCTGCTTTCGCTGCCGCAACTGCTGGATCAATCTGCTTGTCGTCGTAAAAATTGACGCACTTATCCGCAACACTTCGCCATTCCGGTTGCTTCGATATATCACCAATAATTTCTTTAAGCTTTAAAATGTCCATGCCGGTTTTCGCTTCGTCGTGGATCACATTGTTCTCCAGTCAGTTGACCGACTAAGATCGATCGGCATTGGTTTAGTTGATGCTATTGATAATCCGGTCATAACTAAGTATCTCGTCGCATCCATAATATGATCATTTTGTTTAACAATTTTGCCCTTCTCGTCTCGCCTGTAAATTCTGTATTCTTTTAGCCAATTTTGAAGAGTGGAGAACACCTTTAGCTTGCCGGAAGATAGACGCTGATAAACTTCCAGTATCCCCGCCTCAACCGCGTTGTCTGCCTTCGTTAAATTTAAACCAAGGCTTTCATAAGTATCCATTAAATTCTCGCCGTCTTTTTGACCTGACGCACGACTTGCTGGATCAATCGCGCCTTTAATCCAATCACCTCTACCCTTAATTGATTCTGCATGTATGCTCGGCTCGGCTTGACCCCTGTAATGCTCTGAGTACAAATAAAGAACATCTGAATCACGATCCAGCGCGCCCCAGACCGACGCTGTGCATTTCCATCCAACGTCCATCCCATAAGCCAAAGCCCAGTGTTTGGGTATTTCGAAAGGGTCGCAGATAATATCGCCTTCAAGAATTGGATAGATCGCACCCGCCCCCATGGTTGGGACACCTTTCGATCTAGCTTCTCGCTGGTGTGGCGGTAATGATGCAAGTAATTCATCTTTTTGTTGCTGCGATAAATGAGGAACATCATCCCACCCTGCTGTAATAACCGCTCTACTCATAGCAGATTTGCCGTTTCTAAAAATGAAACAGTAAGTGGGGTCAATCCGTTAATTGGCGTATACGTCATTATCATCAAGCCGTTTGTTGTCATTAACCTAACTAGCGCCTCCGAATAAACATCCTCAGGAACCTCTTCATCAAACCAAATAATATCGGCCTCAAAACCCTGAAAAATTCTTCGGCCTTGATCGTAGGACCGCATCATTATTGTTGACCGCCCAAATTCCCCAGCAATTCTTGCTGACTCAAGCGCTTTAGCTACACCCATTTTTGACTGAGTTGTGATTATTGATTTTTTCGGGATTAAGCCAGAGCCAATATCGTCGTGAGAGCCAAACAGCTTCTCTTGCAAAATATCTCTAGTTGTTGCGGCGGTATCGCCTGCTACCAAAACTCTAACCGGACGAGAAAACCTAAAGCCAGTCCACCAATGCGGATAATCACCAGTCAT